TGATGAAACATATGATAATTTAGATGAAGAAATTAAACAGAAATCAACAACAAAGAAACCAATAAATAAAGTACAAAAAGAAAAAGTTAATGATAATTCGGAGTCATCCGAGTCAGAAGAAGTATTATCAAAAATTCAATTATTAAATCAAGAATTATTCAAAGAAAACTCAAATAAAAGTAGAAATGAAACAATTAAGAATGCATGGAAAACTTTATCTGAATATGAATTACCAGATAAAGATAATTTAATAATTAAAAAATCACATCCTGGTCATTTTGTTACACATGGCTGTTGTTCTGGATCTATACGCAATCCTCATTGGTTAGTAACAGATAAATCTGAAGAAGAATATTATATTATGTATTGTGAAACTAATGCATATACAACATTTTCTATTGAAGATTATAAAGATGTTATTAATCCAATTGAAAATAAATATCCAACATGGCATATTGAAAAAATTGGTTATATACAAACTAAAAATTATATTACACGAACAACTGTTTATCTTCATCAAGTAATCTGTAAAAAACATAATGAAAAAAAATATTCTACACTATCAGTAGATCATAAAAATCGTGATAAACTAGATAATAGAAAAGAGAATTTAAGATTTGCTACTCAATCTGAGCAAAATCAAAATACAGATAAAAGAAATAGAAAATATAATGCTAAAAAATTACCAGAAGGGTTAAAACAAGAAGATATGCCAAAATATGTTTTATATTATTCAGAAATATATGGTACAAATAAAGATAAATTTAGAGAATGGTTAAATATAGAAAAACATCCCAAACAATATGAAAACAGAAGATGGTCAACCTCAAAATCTATGGCTATTACAATTCAAGAAAAGTTGGATCAAGCTAAAGCAAAATTAAAAGAATTAGTTTATAATTTATGAAAATTCATACAAACTTCGGAATCAGATTCAGTAATAGGATTTAAAAACTTTTCAATATCATTCTGACCTAAATTTCTCTTAGATATTTCTTTATGATTAGTTAATAAATATGTATTGATAAAATTATAAGCATATAAAATTTGTTCACATGTCTTTGCACCAGTAATTACAATTGGACCTTTTTCAAAAACAAAAATAGAAATTTTATCTTTACCGCATTTATGTTTAATATCAACTGAAGAATGTGATTCTGGATTGTATGTAACTTCATATTCGTCTTTAACAAGAAGTTTATGAAGATTTGGTCTATTAATTTTAACTGGAAATATAAACTTACTAACAATCATAGCTACATAAATATTTTTAATCTTTTCTAATTTTAATTGTGATAGATCAGTGCAAAATGGTTTTTCTTCAATTTTCATTGTTGTTGGATTTACAATTGCTTTAACTTTTTTTAGTTCTTCATAAATCTTCTCAACAGTATCTAATGCATTCTTAACAACTTTACAACCTGTTAATTGCATTGATCCATTAGAAAATAATTTAATATTTACTGGTCTATCTTTTTTGTCTTCAATCATAATCTTTATAGATACTTGATTAAAGAATACCTTTTTCTTCTTTTTAATTTTTTTACCACGTTTGCGTTTTGATAGAGTTCTATTTGTCATATTATCTCCAGATCTTCCATATTTAATATCTATAATAGATAATGGATTGAGATCAATATATTTAGCAATATTAGCAACATTAAAAATAATATCAGTATCACAAATAATAGTCATTGTATTTATTGTAACATCAGCTGGTAATATTGTCTTCTTAATATCAACCTCGAGTTTTTTCTCTAATTTACTTTTTATATCTGTCATCTATATGTTTTATATGTGTTTTATATAAATAAATATTGTAATTAATAACTATTTAAATCAATTTTTTATTTAGATAATTCTATAACCTCCATCATTTTTTGTTGTTTGTTATCTTCTATTTTATTATTACTAATTCTAAATATAAATGAATCATTAATAGTTGTAAATGTATTTTTAGGAATAAAATTTGACGGAAATACATATTTTATCATGAAACTACTACTATTTTCAATTAAAATATTATTTTTATTATATGTGTGTTCTATTCCAAGTTCTTTGATTTGATATTTTATATTATGTGAAAAATGTTCAATTTCCTCATTTTGCATCCAAGTTTCTCCAGATTTACTAATAAAGTTTTTACAAATAAAAGTTTTATCATATAATTTTGTTCTATCTAAATTTTCAATAGCATTATATTTAATACAATTTTCAAGTATTTTCATATTTATTTTACAAATTCTATTATATTTTTTTTCTTCTTCTTGTTTACGTAATTTTTCTACATCTTCTGGATAATTCCATTGTTTCATAAATTGTGTGTTAAATTGTGCATTAATTATTGTATACATTATCTAATTCTTAATATAAATATAAAATATTTCTTTAAGGATGTTTATATTTCAATTTTTAATAATTAAAGATTAAAATTTATTTTGATTATTATATAAATGGAAACAAAGATTTTATCATTTGATGTAGGTATTAAAAATTTAGCTTTTTGTTTAATGACAAAACACAATGATTTAATAGTTGTAAAAGATTGGGACATAATTAATCTTGTCGAAGATAGGGATCTATGTTGTTATGAATTAAGAACAAAAAATAAATGTGGCAAAATTGCGAGATTTACTTCACTTATTTCTTTATCAACTGATTCTGATGAAACAAAAACACTATGTAAAGCACATTCAATAAAATATATTCCAACCATTAATAAATTAGAAGATACTAATACTTTTATTTGTAATCATTTAAAATGTAAAAATCCAGCTTCAATTGTGATTTCAGATAATAAGGAATGGTCTTTTTGTGATAAACATGAAAAAGATACAAAAAAGATTTTAACAAAATATAAGCCTAAAAAACTCCAAGGACAGAATTGTTCACAACAACCAATACAAGAGATAGCAACTAAATTATTTACAAAATTAGATTCATTTAAATTATTTTTAGATGTTGAAGAAGTATTAATTGAAAATCAACCATCATTAAAAAACCCAAATATGAAAACAATAGCTACTTTATTATATTCATATTTTGTATTTAGAGGTATAATTGATAAACAAAAAACAAATTCAAAAATAAAGAATATAAAATTTATTTCACCATCTAATAAATTGAAAGTTATGAAAGAGGTAACATCTGAAAAAATAGGAAAAGCTAAAGATAAAAGAGAGGAATATGAAATTACAAAAGGTTTAGGATTAATTTATTGCCAAACACTAATTAATGAAAATGAAAAGAAATATCTCGAAGTACATTCGAAGAAAGATGATCTATGTGATTCTTATTTACAAGGATTTAGATATTTATTTATTAGTGGCATACCAAAATTATATGAAGATAGATTAAAATCAATTGAACAAAATAAATTAACAGTTAATGAGATTAAAAAAACAAAAAGAAAAATAAAAAAAGATAAGAATGAGAATGAGAATGAGAATGAGAATAAGAATGAGAATGAGAATGAGAATGAGAATAAGAATGAGAATGAGAATAAAAATAATTAATTATTATCAATAATAGTTTCCTCATAATAGGATAATAATGGAATTTGTGGAGGAATATTAAGTTTTGATACAATTGTTTGATTTAATTTAGGATCACGAAATTTTTCGATCTTAACTGGTCCACCATATCTTTCTAAACATTCTCGTTGACCTGCAGGTTTAATTATACATTCAACGCCATATATAACTTTATATAATTTTTTAATTAGAGAATTTCTAATTTGTTTTCTATATTCATCAATTTGATTATTATATGCTAACATACAAGACCATGTACAATAATTACCAAAGACATAGAATATGCCATTATGATACTTTTCTGGTAAAAATAATGGTGCTGTATCAAAGTTATAACAACAATGCCAACATGCAATTGATGTCTTTTCAACACATTGTAATTGTTTATTAGTATTTAAATTAATCAATCCTAAATTTACTAATATTTTTTTTGTTTCTTTTGTAATTGTTAAAACATTTTCTTGTGAAATATTTTTAAAATTTTTAATATTATCTTTTAAACTTTTAATAATTGCATCACGTTTATTAATCTCATCAATTAAATGATTAATATCAGTTTTCATTTCAATTTCTGTAATAGTAGATTCATCAAATGTATCATTACAAGAATCTGAATCTATCATTGTAAAAATATTTTTTGTATCAACTGGTTCATCATTAAAAATTGGTAAATGTAGAACTAATTCTTCTTCATTATTTACAGGAGCTACTTTTTTTGGCTTTACCTGTGGAGTTTTTTGAATTGGTGGGCGACCTCTTTTCGATTTAACAATTTTATCATTATCATTATCATCCGATTTTTTAGGCGGCATATATTATTTAATATATAGAACATATATCTTTATATTAAATTGGAGATTAAAAATCAATTTTTTTATTTTTATCTAGAACCAATATTAACATTTGGTTTTTTTCCTTTTGTTGATGATCCAAATGAAATTGATGATGCTTTAATCGTATTTTTATTTGATAATTGATTTTGGAGAGTTTTATTAATTGAAATTACACTACGAGAAGATTGATTTGATAATGTTGATCTTGAATCAGATTCAACTTGTTTTTTTGTAGTAGTTGTTTTTTTTGTAGTAGTTGTTTTTTTTCTTTCAGATGATAATCTTTCAGATGATAATCTTTCAGATGATAATTTATCCGAATGTGGACTTTGTTGACTCATTTCTAATCTTTGTTTAATTTTATTAAATTTATCATCATCGTCGGCTAACATTTTTTCTAATTGATGATATTCAAGTTCTTGACGTTTTAATTCCTCTAAATCTCGCATCTTTTGAACAGTATTATTATGTTCTTTTTCAAATAAATCATCAAACCCAGTATTTGATTTTGGTTGTAATTGTTGTGATTGTTGTGATTGTTGTAATTGTTGTGATTGTTGTAATTGTTGTTTTTGTTGTGATTGTTGTAATTGTTGTTTTTGTTGTGATTGTTGATTTGGTTGATTTGTTTGATTTGTTTGATTTGGTTGATTTCCAGCAGTAGCCTTTGCACGTAATTTTTCTAATAATGCATCGTCATTTTCAACTTTACTTGCTATACCAGGAATAAATTTATGTGCATTATTTTTACCACCTACAATAACAACAGTACCGATTAAAGTTACAAATAATCTCATCCATGGATTCATCTTTTTACCAGGTACATTATAATGTTCATAAATCTCACCAAGAATTTCATAATAAGTATTTTTATCAGAAGATACTTCATTTGATAAACCTTTTAAACTAAAATCAAATGGATTATAACGATTATTTACTAATTCAACACCTTTAACTGCACCAATTAAAATATGATTATATAATTGCATCCAATTACGTTTTGTACGAATACTTGTATGCAATTCATATTCATATTTCATCATATAATAATCATCATTAATTGAATAATTTGTTACTTTACAACCTAAATCACGTAATTCACCTAATTTACGCATATATTCAAGTCTTCTTAATCTTTTTTCATTAATTGTTAATGATTCATATTCATCTTCATCATCATTTTTATCGTCATTTTTATTTATTTCATTTTTTTCTCCATTTGAATTTTCATTATTATTATTATTGTTATTATTATTATCTGTATGAAATTCTTCTTTGGATTCTAATTTAGTTGGTTCTTTTTTATATGAATTTATATCTTCATCAATATCATCATTATCTTGATTGTCATTATTATCTTTAGAAAAAGACCATCTTTCATCTTTATTTCTTAATTTTTCACTATTAGCAAACATATCGACTTTCATATCTGTACTTTCAGCAATATCAGTATTTACAAAATTAAATTCTTGATTATCATCCGACATTTTCAATCTTAATATAAATATAATTTGTAAGTTTTATATATTTAAATTACGCATTAATTATATATTATGTATAGTGATTTAGATAACGCATTTAATAATAATATAGATGATATTGATAATATGGCAAGAGATATACATAAGACAAAAAATAATTTATTTAACTCAGTTTATGATGATTATAATAAACAAAAATTTAAATGGGACCAGGATATAAAAGAATATAATTCAGGAAAAATACATCCAAATAATTTAAAACTAGATGTAACAGATTCTATATCAATCGATTCTATTGATTCTATTGATTCCTTTAATGAAACTAATTTTGATTCAATATCAATTGATTCACCTGAATTAGATTCAATCATAGATTCTGGAAAATTTAAACAAAATTCAATTAGTAAATATGTAAATAATAGTAATAATAAATGTAAAAATATAAAAAAAGATGAAGATATATTTTTACATATAAAAAATTGTTATAATTGTAGAAATAAATTAATAAAACATCTTAAAATTAATAATAATACAAAAAATAATAAAACAATATATGAAGAAATAAAAAATAATTATAGTGAAATTTGTATAATTATAATTATTGGTATTATAATAATATTTATTTTGGATTTTTTAATGAAAAGTTTAGTTCAATAGCAAATTCAATTCGATAAATTTCCATGTTATAAATAAAGTATCCGAATTTATAATTAATACATCCAATTTATTTTGTTTTAATTTTTTTGCAATATAATTGATAATATCAATATCTTTACATCCATTAAAATCAATAAATATTGATTCGGGTAATTTAAATATTAAATCAGTAAGATACGAATTCTCAGTTTCTATTATTTTTTCACAACATAAATTAAACATTTCAACCATTTTTGCCCGAATTTTAAGTCTACGTTGTTGAATATTTTTTAATAAAATTGTTGAATTAAAATTTAATTCGGGATCTGAATTTATATTTTTATCTTTTGAAATAGAATTTATTGTTATATTACCTCTTGGTAAATAATCTAAATTTTTAGATGGCATAAACTTATCAATTGTAATATTATTCATATATATAATATATATATATATATATATATTTATGTTTATAATTATAAAAAATTATATTTTACAACATCATATAACGAAAAAATATGAATAATCAAATTGATAATGAGATTAATAAACTTATAGGCGATTCAGATAAAAATAATATAATTGATAAAGATACATTAGTATTATCTGGTGGAGGTTCAGCTGGTATATTATATGTTGGTGTATTTAAAGCATTAGATGAATTAAATATTTTAAAAAATATAAAAACAATTATTGGTGTTTCTGCTGGTACTATGTATTCAAGTATGTATCTTATGGGTTATACTATAAAAGAACTACAAAAATTTGCAGAAACATTTGATCCTAAAAGATTATCATCTGTAAAAGATTTTGAAAGTTTATCTTTTAATAAAATATTTGTTGAATATGGTTTAGATAATGGTGATACATTTAAAAAAGTATTTAGTAAAGTATTAAAACAAAAGAATATAAAACCAGATATTACTTTATTAGAATTTTATAATTTAAATAAAATTAGATTTATAATAGGTGTAACTAATATTGATAAATTAGAAGAAGAATATTTTTCTTATGATCAAACACCTAATATAAAATTAATTGATGCAATTAGGGCAACAATATCAATTCCAATATATTTTACACCATATAAAATAAATAATACATTATATGTTGATGGTGGTTGTATGAACAATTTACCAATAAATTATGCAGGAATTGATCAAAATAAAATAATACCAATTATGATATGTAATAATATTCATAAAACGGCAAATAATAATAATTTTGTTAATTATATTTTAAATATATTAAAAACAATATCAATTGGTTGGAGAAATACATTATTTAGAGGTTGTAATAATATTATAAATATAGACTCGGGTATTATTAATATATTAAATTTAAATTTAGATGAAAAAGAAAGAAAAAATTTAATAAAAATTGGTTATGATGCAATTATGAATTCAAATCTTAATCATCTTCACTAGATGAATCATAATCAATCATTCTTGAATAAATTTTAGCCATATCTGATGTGATTTGTTTTGATTTACCAACATTTGATATATCATTACCAATTAATGTACCAAAATCTTTTGATATACCAAATTGATCTTCTAATACACTTTTAAATTCATTAAACCCCATAGTATCATATTTTTTAGTATCGGCACTTCTTTCTATCATTTTTTTCTTTAATTCGTCATCAGTTATTTTATTATTTTTATAATTTGAATAATCATTAGTACATTCAAAATCAGAATCGGATGAAACTTCAATATCATCATCATTAAATTTATTTAATTTGGTGAATTTAGATTGATCCTTAAAATCTTGTTTTTCATTATATATATCACCATAATCTTGATTAACTGAAATAAAACTTCCTAATCCGGTATCATTAAATGCTGTAAATTGATCTTCATAAACAATCATATCGCCAGCCTTTTGTTTTTTCTTTAATTTCTTTTCTTCTTTACGTTTGTTTTTTTCAAAAATATTATTAAATTGATTTGGATTAAAAGATTTACCTTCAAATAGATTCTTTTGGGCCAATTCAATAGATTCAACATCTCTTTGAGCTAATAATTCTTGTATATGTTTTGTCATTTCTTGTTTATTTAATTTAATTTCTGTATCTGGATTAAAACCTCTTACTTTATTAAGTTTTTCACTTTCTTTTCTAAATTCTAATTCCGATCGTTTTTTAGAATCATCTGTAATACCAACTTCTTGTAATTTAATAAAATCTTCAAAAGAAGATTTTTGATTCGAAATATTTGAAGATTTTAATGTTTTTTGTTCTAAATCATAAAATTTCTTTTTTTCTGGATTTGTTAAAATTTCACCAGCCATACGTATTAATGGATATTGTTCTTGTTTTATTTTTTTCTTTGTTTCAGATAATAATTTTATTTTATCAGGATGATATTTAGCAAGTAAATGTCTATATTTTCTTTTTATATCAGACATATCAGTATCTTTAGAAATACCAAGAATTTTATAATAGTCATAACCTTCAAATTTAATTTTACTTCTCATTTTCTCGAAAAGTTCTTCATCACTTAATCTTTCAGTCATATTGTTATATAATTTTATAACAATATATTTTTCAATTAAAAAAAACGAAGGCAATATTTAATGTAAATTCAAATTTTTATTTTATATAATTATATATTATGTCTCTTAGTTTAAAACATAAATTTAAAGCCATTATGCTTTTACATGCTCTTGGTGATACAATTGGATTTAAAAATGGAGAATGGGAATTTAATTATATAACAAATGATGTAACATATAAAACAACATTAGAAATAGTATTTCAATTTATATCTCTTGGTGGATTTAGTGGGATTGATTTAAATGGTTGGAATGTTTCAGATGATACTTTATTTCATTATGGTACTGGTTTAGCATTATTAGATTTAAAAGATGAAAATATTAATTTGAAAGATAAAATATTAAATGATAATTTTAAAGATATTTATATGTCTCATATGAGTGGAATTTTAGATAAAATTATTATTGATCAAAAAGAATTAGAAAATAAAGAACCATCAATTGAAAATTTTTCAAAATATAAATTTAGAGGTGTTGGTAAAAAAACAGTTGAAAGTATACAAAACTGGGAAAATCATATTGAACCAGCCATAAATTTAAGTGGTGGCAATGGTTGTGCTATGAAATTTCTTTGTGTTGGTATGTTGTTTCATAAGCCAAAGGATTTAGATAAATTAATTTTAGTATCTATTGAATTAGGTAAATTAACACATCCATCTCCTATTGGATATCTTGGTGGTTTTACATCAGCATACTTTACTCATTTAGCATTAAATTCAATTCCAATTGAGCAATGGCCAGAATTATTGATATCTTTGGTTGATTCGGAAAGAGTTGCTCAATATATTGATAAGAATAATTATGATGTAATAGTAGCGTATAGAAGATTTATATCTTTGTGGAAAAAATATATTGATTTTAGATTTAGTAATGGTAAATTATTAAGAACAGCTTCACATCGTAATTTAATTTTCAGAACTAAATTTTTTTATGATTTCACAATTAATTATGATGAAATCACAGAAACAATAGAAAATGTAGAAAATAATGCATCAATTATTGGTATGATTGGTGGTTCAGGTGTAACTTGCATGTTGATGGTTTATGATGCGTTAGTTGATGCTGAAGATTCTTGGGAAAAATTAATATATTATGCAATGTTACATGTTGGAGACTCCGATACAATTGGTGCGATTGCCGGTGGATTATTTGGTGCACGATATGGTTATGAATCAGTACCACTTAAAATGATTAATGAAATTGAATATAAAGAAAAAATATATGAATTATCAAAAAATCTTTATGAAAAATCTAAGCAGAATTAGCTTTAATAAATGCAATTAGATCATCTGTCGATCTATTACCATTATATAAAATCATTTTTCCGGATTTTGATTGTAATATTATAGTTGGAAATCCTTTAACTAATGATGGATCACATTTTTCTTTATTTGCATCACAATCAATAATCTCTAAAACACAAATATTTTCCACATCTTTAAATTTATTTTTAAATTCATCTGTCCCCAATTGTTCTATTAATTTTTTAGACCATCCACACCAATAGGCAATATGTACTTTTAATGTGGCTTTATCATTTGCTGAAACTTGATTTGATTGCGTTATTTGTGTTGCTTGATTAGCTTGTGTTGATTGATTAGCTTGATTAGCTGACCCACAAATGCCAAATTGTTCAGTTGGATTATAGGGTTTATATTGATTTATTGTTCCTCCATTTACTTTGGTTGTTCCTCCATTTACTTTGGTTGTTCCTCCATTTACTTTGGTTGTTCCTCCATTTGCACCTTTATTATCGCCAGAAAAATTAACGAAATATAATATTAAAATTAATACAGCGATAATTAATATAATAATATAAGTTTCTTCCATTTAATATAATATAAAATTATATAAAAAAATAAATTTTAAATTATTTAAATTCTAAATATTTTTTTCTTTTTTAATTATTATAAAATGGATTTAGTTAGACTTTTTTTTAGCCCAAACATGAATGACACCCGCGGCGAAGTATTTTTTCATTTAGCATACAATGGTACACAATACGACAAGGCTATTAATGAAGACAATCGGAATAGTATCTTAGCTGAACCACTATATCAGTTAATGCTTGAAAAAAATTATACTGGTAAAGATGCTAATTCTACTGAGATATCTCTTGATTTTGCTACATTTATTACTGAAGTAGCTAGGTATCATGCTTCTTTAGATGATAAGAAACCAATTGCAGGTGACCTCAACAAAGTTGCTCTTCTCAGAGCATTACAAAATCAAAATATGCCAGCCGAAGTCAGAAAATTTTTTAATGTACATTTGTCAGTACTTGATATGGCATCAAATCAACCAATAACAAATTATACAACAATTACCGATATGACAAATGTACGTTTTAATTTTATAAAAGAAGATTCCAGTTTAGATGGAAAAGAAGGGTTAACTAGATTTGCATCAACCCTTCCAACATTACCAGTAGAACCTACAGTAGTTGATAAGGACATTTTAAAAACTGAATATATGAATGAATATAAAAATAGCACAGTTGTAGTATCAACATCCACAACCCCAGTGTCATTCAATTTAGATGATAAACGTTTAATTAAGAATGTTATTCTTGCAAGAGATACCAAGATTCCACCATCAACAACTACTGCCCAACCACTTGAAGATTTATATGAATCTGTTGTTACTGGTGCACGCTATGTACGTGATAACGGTGGTAAATTACGTACAATTGGAGCTGATGGTAAACCTGATCCAACTAAAGATTTTGAAGATATTGAATTAGGAGAAGCTTTAAAAAAAGGAGGACCAAGCTGTGCATCAACTGGTATTGATCTACCTAATTGTGATATTGTGTATAAATGCTTATTATCTGGCAAACCAGAAACACTTTCAGAATGTCTTGATAAATTAAAGAATGCAAATATGTTTGCAGTTGCGCGCAAAGAAGTAGCTTCAATGAATCCTAAGGTAGCAGTACAACTTTTAAGAACTTTTGGTTTTAAACCACGCAGAGAAGCTGGTTCTAATGTAGTTCTTCCTCCTACATTCGATGAATGGTCTGGTAAATTATCCAAAACTGTTGATTCTACAACCGCTGCAGCTATTCGTGGAAACAACAAATTAATGGAATATCTTAGAGCTGTTGTTGATATTGTTCGTTCTAACCCCGCTATTATTAATAAGGATTTAAAGAATGGTGTTGTTTCTGATTTTGCCAAAAAGACTGGATTATCTGTTTTTCGCAATCCTTTCCCCGAAAGAAAAATTACAGATTCTATTATTGATGGTGTATTATTTGCTCCCCAATCACTTGCTCAATCAATGCAACTTCCTTTAGCTCTTCAAATCCCAAATATCTCTGGCAGAATGCCAATGATGGGTGGTGGTTTATCTGAATGCCCAAATGCTACTAATATCAAACAAGCATTTAACATGATTTATGCTGAAATGGAAAAGAATGGTAAAGTTCTTGTTGATTCTGATAAATCACGTATTACTGCAACAATTGATAAAATAGATAAATTAGAATCTCAATTAATGAGATTAATGGATGATACTAAATTATTTGCCAAATTAAATTCCGCATTAAATCCTGGTCAATCCGTTTCTACCGAAAATGTTACACTAAAAGATATTACTGATGTTAGAAGTCAAAATATTACAGGTGAAACTCTTGGTAATCTCAATGATTGCATTGTCAAGAATCTTCGTGATCAAACACAATTATCTTCAGATCTTGTTAACAGAGTACAAATGCCACTTTTACATTTACTCTTAAAAGGTGGTTCTAATGCATTAAGCCCTGTTAATTAAATTATTTAGAATTATAAATTTATTTTTTTATTTTATCATTTATTTGCCCGAAATTAAAGTATTATAAATAGAGTGTAAATGCAACTTTTACAACTACTTATGAAATAAAATAGAAAATATATAATTTAATTTTTTTTATTATATAAATTATATATATATATATGTACAAAGATTTATTACCTTTTGTAAATGATGATGACAGAGCTTTAATGTTTCTTCGCTATAATTATATTGGCGAAGAATTTGCTTCACCTATAAATCGTAAAGAAACTGCCGATACTATTAAAGGCGAGGCTATTTATCAATTATTTTGTAAATATAATTATGACACATTTTTAAATTTAAAAGATCCTAATTTATTAAATTTTGATTTTTGTACGAAAGTTATGAATAGAATTGGATGGTGGCATAAACAAATTGATGGTAAACCTGCTAATGATGTAGATGCAAATAAAGTATATGATATAGTATATTTAAGATGGAAAGATCTATCACCTATAACCAGAAAATTTTATTCTACACATATGTATTTAACAAAAACAGAAAATGGAAAAGATGTTATAGTAAGAGATTTTGATAATCTATCTGTCTATAATCCTGCTACTATTAAATTACATTTAAGAAAAGCAAAAAATGGTTATAGTATATTTAGAGAAACTATTCCATATTTACCATTTGGGTCTCAATTTATATTAAACGATGAAACTGAAATAATAATTTCTACAGCCAATCAAGAGTATTTAAGAGATGAATACGATCGTGCTCAAAATTTAAGTAAATATGATTTTACCTTAAATTATTCTAATTTTATTAAAAATGTTATACAAAATAGCGGAATGAATGTTGATTTATATAAACATGTTTCTTCATCTATTGATAATTTAGATGATTTATATCCAGAAGAACCTGAATTAGCTACATTAATTTTTTCCAGAGATGAAACAGGTGAATTAATTAGAGATGGTTTAAAATTAGATGATGCTAAATTAGAAAAAGATTTAACACAATCGGGAATTTGTTATGGTACTGGTATTAAAGATTCTGGATCAAATTGTGATGATGTTTATAAATGTTTATTAGATGTAAAAGCAGGTGATATTTCAAGATGTGCTGAAGAACTTAAAAATGTAGAATTATTTGATGTACCAACTGAAACTATTAGAAATATTAATCCAAAAATAATGAAATTTATTTTACAAAATCTTGGTGTTCAACTTTCTAAACAAAATGGTATTTTAATTTGTGAATCATTTGAATCATGGTTAAGTAGAACATCAATTAAATCAATTGTAATGAAAAACAGAAATCTTTCTAGATATATTTCAACAATTATTAATGTAATAAGAACAAATCCTGTTATTCTAAATCCAAAACGATCATCTTTAAGAACATATGGTTTATCAACATTTAAAATACCTGAAGTATTACAAAATAAAATATCAAAATCAACTAATATTTCTAATTTATTATTATATACTAAAAATGTATCAGTTAGTCCTTTACAAACTATTCCATTATATCCTGATAATTTAAGATTTATAATGTCAGGTGGGGTAGAATATAGTGAAAATGCTATGCAAATTAAAAAATTATTTGATATATTATTTAATGAACTTAATAATACAGGCGCACCACTCGTTGAAAATGATAAAAATCGAATTTATGCTACAATTGAAAAAATGAGCAAATTAGAATTAGATTTACCACGTTTATTAGAAGATCTTAAGGTATATACTGATTTAATTAAATTAATTAATGATAAAGAAAAAGATAAGACTGAAATAGATGATTTTAAAGATATTAGAAATAACAAATCACAATTATCTGATTTAGTAAATAAAGTAAATAAACAGATTCAGGCTAATATTTCTAGACAAAATTTAATATTTCAAATATTATACAATAAAGTTCAAATACCATTAATTGCTAAACTTGTATTTTAATTATTATTTATTTTATATGTTAATTAATTATAGTTGTTTATTTTTTTATATTTTTGTGTTTTAAGGAATAATATTTTATAATTATGTATATATATAATGACTGGTGGCACAATGCAATTAGCTGCTAGAGGTATTGAAGATATTTTTTTATCGGAAGATCCTCAAATAACATATTTTAAAATTGTTTATAGAAGACATACTAATTTTTCAATTGAAGAAATTAGGCAAAATTTTATTCAAAAAATGGTAGATTTTGATACAAAAGTAACTTCATTAATAACCAAAAGTGGAGATCTTATTAATCAATCATCACTTGTAATAACGCTGCCAAATATTAATGAAGTATCTGACGGAATAACAAAAGTTGCATGGGTTAAAGATATTGGATATAGAATTATTAAATCAATATCAATTGAAATAAATGGTCGAATTATAAATCGTCATTATGGTGAATGGATGTATTTATGGAATGAGTTATTTAATCCTCAACCAGATAAAGCATCAAAAATTATTGGTAATATTGATGAATTAACTAAATTTACAAATGGTAAAAAATCATATAAATTATATGTACCTTTACAATTTTGGTTTTGTAAATATCCAGGAAATGCTTTACCATTAATAGCTTTATTATATTCTGATGTAAAAATTAATGTTGAATTTCAATCACTTGATTATTGTCTAAAAGTAACACCATCTCATAATTTATATTGTGATACTGATATTGTTAATTTTAATGAAAATGAGATAATAATACAAAATATAGATGGTTATATTGCAGCAGGATATTTCTTATATTATAATGTTCTAACAAGACAGTTATATTATTATTTAATTACTACAAATAATTTTTCATCTATTCCTTATGGTACAGTAAATACAAATAAATATAAAATATATGGGGAAACTACAAATTTTTCTATATATCCATATATACAACAATCTATGACAAAGATAATTACACCACAAGCATATCCTCAAGATCAAGCCACACAATATCTACATCTAGGTGATTGTTATTTATTAATAAATTTTATATATATTGATGATGATGAAAGATTAAAATTTGCTCAATCAAAAAATGATTATTTAATTGATCAATTATTTTATACTGAATTTAATGAAGTTACTGGTCCGATGGAAATGATTGAATTAAATGTTGATAATCCAGCAAAATTTACAATATTTTTATTACAACTAGCTTATCAATATAAATCAAAAAATTATGATAATTATGTTGATACATTTAATTCAAATGCAATAAATGCTTCAAATCTTATTAGTGCTGCAACAATATTACTTAATGATAGAGAAAGAATATCATTTAGAAATTCAAAATATTTTGAGAATGTTCAACAATATCAATATACTAGAAATACCGGACCACCCGGAGTTAATTTATATTCATATGGAATAGAAATGAATTCATCACAACCCTCTGGGTCATGTAATATGTCAAAGATAGAAACAATTAGAGCAAAAATACAAACTAAACCAATATTATCAACAAATAATCTTGGTTATTTTAGATCATATACAGAATCGCATAATATATTAAGAATATCAAATGGATTTGGAGCATTACTTTTTGAGAGATAATTTTTATTTAGTATTAATAAAAGCTGGTGCTGCAAATCCAGACATTATTCGTAATATTTGATATGAATATGAAAAGAATTCCATTTCAATTTCTAAATCTTCATTTTTCATCAATTCTAAATATGATGGATTTATTTCTTGTTCAATCTCTAAATCTTCTATCATTGACAAATTAGCAGATCCAGATGGTTGTAAAAATTTTGGTAATAGACTAAATGAATATAAAAATTCTCCAAAATTTAATGCGCCAAGATTACATTCATATGGTATAACACTATTAAAATATAAATAAGAACCTTGTTGTCTCTTATTACCATTAAAATAGAATGCAATATTTTTTATTATTTCTGTATGATTAATGTTGATACGAAATAAACTATATGATGAATAATTATTAAGTGATTCTGAATAAACTTTTTTATTAATTTTAATATAATCATTTATATTCCAATTTTGTCTATCATTATTTTTTGATTTTACTCTCCACAAAATAAATTTTGTTGGATCTGCAAAATATAATTTTTCTTTTATTTTGCCATCTATAATATCGGAATATTTATATGTAAATTTTCTACCATATTTAAAATGATCAGCTAAAAATTCTAATTTTGATGCAGCAATTCGCAATCTTTCTTCTATTTCAAGATAAATATAATCAACAATTAATTTACAATGAATTTTTGGTTGTTTTTTAATAAATGATCCAGGTGCTAAAGTTAATAGATCTTCTAATTTTCTTGTCTTAAAATTTATTGTAACATCTGTGTATAAGATGTTTGACATTGGTAGAGAACTTGTAATTTCTCTGGTAAAATAGAAATCTAATGGTAAAATAAATTGTTTATTAGATTTATTTGTATTATTATATGTTAACATATCATATGTATTTTGAATTAATTTATTATAACTTCTGATTTTATTTGATTCCGTAAATAATTTTTTCTTCAATGATAATAAATTTGAATTATAATAATCAAATATATCTCCATTAAATAATAATTGTATTTTTTCAAATAAATAATGACCAGGTTCATTTACCCATGAATATGATGCAGGTTTATTTAAAATCATTGAAGTAATAATATTATCACATGAACTATTTTCATATGTCATTCTTAATTGTGAATATTTTAAAATTGGATAATAGAATGAATAATTTTGATTATCATAAAGAATTTTTGTTGTATCTGGTATTGGTAAATCATTGTTATATAAAATATTTGTTAAAATGTTATAATATGTATTTTTTTTAGTTTTTAGATAACTGTTAATATAATTAATTAATTCTGTTATATTTTGCGCGGAATAATTTAATAAATATATACCTTCACTTTTACTAATAAAAAAATTTTGAATAAATTTTAATACATCACTTTTTTTTGTAAAATTATTATATAATGTTGTAAACATTTCTGAACGATACAGTGCATCAATTAAATCATAATTATTAAAATATGATAATATTTGAGCTGATTGTGAATGATGATATTCCCAACAATCATATAAATTTGGTGTTGATAAATATGTAAATGGATTTGAACCATCATTAATTGCATCTAATAAATCTTTTACACTCCAATCTATTAAATTAGTTGGCGGATTTGTATAATTTACACCATAAATACAATCACCATAAAATTTATATATTGTTATTAACGATGCTTTTACAGATGACATTAATGATAACATATATGCATTAGGATCTTGAACACCTGTATTATAATAATCGACAACATCAGAAACTAAATTATAACTAATATCATATTGATATAAATTATTTATTTGTAAAAGACCTTTGTATGAATCATAGCGTGATTGATAATATTCTAATAATGCATAATTTTGATCATAATAATGTGACATGCCAATAATATCAATACCACTACCATCTATTAGATGTTCAAAATCATAATTAGAATATGCATTTTGAAAATCATTAAAATCATAACCTGATGATTTAACTGGTATAGTAATATTATTACCAGTTTGATTATATATAAATGATTCAAAATTTCCCGTTCCACTTATATCAACTAAATTATAGGAACAATCTATTCTAGGATATATATTACCAGATTGATTAAAAGTTGAAACACTTGTACCAGTAAAATAATCAACTGGTGTTGTTGATATTTTTGTTGTTAATTCATCATAAAATATAGTTAATAAATCATTCATACTTAAACGCAATTTTGTTTGATAATAATTTGAATTTAATGCAATATCATTATAAAATCTATTAATTAAATCGGTTGATTTAAAATGTAAGAAATTATAAATTGATGATTGAGCATACATATATTTAGTTATTCTATTATCTTGTAATACAAAACTATTTTTATATGTCCTAAATGTTGTATCATATTTAAATGATCTAATTATATATAAATCATATTTTGAATTAGAAATATTATTTGTATCAAATACTTGTTCAAAATCAAAACGCATAAAACTATCTAAAACACAGTTAATAACTTCAAATGCAAATATTCGTTTATCAGATGTTTCAGATGTTAAAGTCTTTATAATATTAAAATATTTTCTTCTAAATGATTCAATAACTCCTCTAATATTTGGTATAAAGTATGTTTTACCATCAATATCATTACCCGAAATTTCAAAACTCTTTTCGGGTCTTATTAAAAAGTATAGAGCAAAATTATTTATATTTGATGTATATTTGTTTGCGAATGGATTAATTAATTCATATTCTCCAACTATTGAGTTATTTGGCTCAATAGTTTCTAATATAACATTTTCAGTTATTTTTTGATATAAGTCAGTTTTAAAAGAAATAGTATTATCAGATAAATCTAATGATGTTAATGAGCTTCCAGATAGATCAACAAGAGAAAGATTAGTATTAATAGCAAATGGTATTTCATTAATTAAAAATAATGGCAAATAATTCATTATAACTACACGTTTTTGTGCATTAGCGTTTAATGTAAATGTATTTTTTGTTGAATCAGTTAGTATTGAATATAAATCAAGTGATGTAGGACCACTATCAGCATTTGGGATCTGAATCTGTTGTAAGAATGTTTTTTGATTTTCAATTGTATAAGGAGCCCATAATGTATATTCATTTAAATAATCAGCTACTAAAGCATTTTGAGAACCTGAATTAATTGTACCTGTAATAGAATTTAAATAATTGGACAAATCATTTTTAAAAAAAATATTACTTCCAAAATTTAATAGTTGATCAAATAATCCATCATTAACAATTAAAGTTGTTGGTAACAATAAATTTAAAGTTTGAAAATCACTTTGAACATTTACATAATCTATTGGTATTGTTTGTACATAATTAGTAAAAGATTTATAAAGTGATAATCTATAATGTCTAATATTACTAAAATATGATTGTTTTAATATAATCATTAATTCATTGAAAATATCTAAATTTGCAACCATATTTGATTTAATAGCTAATATTAAATATGGTTTTACTATTCTTAATGTTTCATCATTAATAATTTCATTTGATGATAAACTATTTAAATATCTAAATAATAATATATATGGATCAAAATTTTGATAATTATTTATTTGTAAATTGAGATTTGAATAATTTAGATTTGAATAATAATAATTTAATATCGATGTATAATAATCATTTATTTTTTTTGCTAAAAAAGTTGTTGCAGACGAAGGATTAATTTCTTTAAGCAAAATAAATAGTGCATTCATATCTCTTATATCTTGATTATTTGATATATCTAAAATATTAGATGATAAATCACATATTGTATATAAATATTCATTATATAATTTATCTCTGATTAGAAATGAATCAACTAAATTAATTCCAGATATATCAACATCTAATTGATATGATTTTATTATGTCAAATATACGTGAACTTTTGATTGTATCATTGTTTAGATTTGTTGGTTGTGTAATCTTATTACCAAAAGAATCTAAAATATAATTACCAGATGAATCTATTTCATAAAATTTTAAAACTCTATTATCTACATCATCTGAATGATAAGTATAATCAGAATTTAGATAAAATATACCATAACCATAATCATAAATATATCTAATAAAATTATCAACAAAACTGATGTTATTTTTATTTGCAATAATATATGAATATATTTGATAAAGATTTGTTAAAATATCTGATGGATAAATACCATTGTTAATAATACTTACAATTATATTTTGATCAATATATTCATATAATTCAACATATTCATCATTAGTAAAATATTCGACAATATTATCTAATTCCAGTGATATAAGATTTTTTGAAATATCAAAACTTGTATCATTATAAATTCGATTAATTTTTCTTTGATTTGATACTGGTAATAAATTATAAAGTTTATAATTATTAATTCCATATGTAATATCATTAATAAATCTTAAAAAATTATTATTTTGTTGTACATAATTATAAACTTGATCATATAATTTACCAGTACCTTTTTTATTGGTGTCATATATAGATTGTGTTATAATTTGTGTTGGTTGATAAAATGTATTCCAATTTAAAAAATAATTTTTTAATATATTTGTAATATTTAAATTCGTAGGTTCTAAATAAACTACTTCAAAACTTCCTATATCAATTACTAAAAGAAGATTTGATATACAGTCGCCTTTTTTTAATAATGTAAAATTTGTTTCAGAATTTAATTCTTTTACATCTTGTAAAATTTCATTTTGCGGAACGATCGTAAAATTTGTGTGTCTTCTATAAACCATTTTAAATCTTGTTATTTGAGGATCACCTGTTAAATATACAGTATCTAAACCAATAGCTACTAATTGTAAAATACTACCACTAGGCATTTAAGAATATATATATAAATATATTCTTAAATTAATTATTTGATTTTGTTTTATGTTTATTTTATTTAAGATGCCGAAAATGCTAAGCCAGCATAACCATTATTAATTCTTAATATATTATAACAACGTGCATATATTTTAAAAATTAAATTTGTTGTCAATTGTTGATCATTAATTGATCCGGGAGTTATAGAAGGATCAATATCAGATAAATAATATAAAAATGCATCGTCTCTTAAATTAAACATAAATAAAAAATCTTTTAATCTAGAAAGATTTAATGTTCCGGATGGTTGTATCTCTTCAGCATTTAAACAAAATCCTAAATTATAAATACCTATTTTTGGTGTTCTTTTATGAATTTCCATTGGTTGGATTATATTATAATATTGATAAGTACCAATATTTGATGATACTTTTGTTTCACCATTTAATAATAATTCTCCATTTATTAAAGGTCCTATAGATTCAGATGCATCAGTTGAATAATTAATATAATCATTATTATTTTTGCCTGTTATATCTATTCGGTATGCTTCTTTTTGGAAAAAGAATATAACCTCTTTACACGGATGACTAAAATCTAAATGTATATTATATGTAGATGTATTAACTATATCCATAAATATTTGTGTTGTTTCAATTAAATATTCATGAGCTGATTGGGCAAATTTTCTACGTTCTAAACCATCTAGATAAATATAATCAACAAATAATGATACATTTAAATTATATGATTTTGAATCCCATAAATCATCTAATGTATAATTATAACCAGAAATATTTTCAATTGTACCACAATTATTTAAATTTCTGAATTTAACTTTAATAATAAAATCATTATGTTGTGATGCAACTAAAGGAAAAGCTGAACCAAGATTTCTACAGAACCAAAACTGTAAAGGTAATAAAATAGTAAATTGTGGTTTTGTAGTTCTATCAAATGTAATTAATTCTGGTATTTCGCCAATTAATTTATTATAGGTTGGATATAAAGTTTTATAAATAGATAAATTAGTCCAAACTTCAAGAAATTCACCTTCAGCTCTATCAATAAACTCACCACCAATATATATATCAATATATTCAATCATTGTGTGACCTATATTTTGATTCCATGAAAATTTCATATTTGGATTAACATAATCATTATATTCAATCAAATATTTATTATATTGTTGATAATAATATTCCTGAACTTTAATATTTGATTTAATACTAGATTCAGCTATATTCATTATTATAGTGATAATATTATTATCACTTGTATCTATTAAAAAAAATTGTTGTGTTTGCTCATAAATATTTGATGTTTTTAAATAATATTTTATTAATGTTGATAATGATGTATTATATAATTTATTAAAATTAGAAAGTGCTATTTGTCCTTGACCACTAAATAAAATATTTAAGTCATCACGAATATTAAATGTAGTTAAGCCAATAACATTTTTATTTCGTATAATACTTCTATAAGCTGCAACATTATATTTCATAAATTCAGTAACATATCCGTATTGTGTTTCAGCGGCTGAGTTTGTGTATACAACTGCTGGTCTATTAAATTGAAATTCATTAAAAGTAAAATAGGTTTGTGGTAAGTCAATTTTTAAATATGTTTTGCTAATTAAATCACCATTTCTATCAATTAAGAATGATATTTCTTCACCAAAATTTGTATTGGTATTTGGCTTTACTTCTACTGATTCAATTGCAAAGTTTGTATATCTTCTATAAGCAGTTTTAAAAAAAGTTATTTGAGGTGCACCAGTCAAATATAAATCATTACATCCATAACATAAAATATTTAATAAACCTCCTGGCATAGATAATATGATATATATAATGAAAAAATAAATAAAATAAAAGCGTAAAATGAAATATCCCTTAAATGATATAAAGTAACTACATAAACATATTAATAAATAAAACAATTAAAATATACCACTACACAAAAACATATAAAGTTTAAATACTTATTCTAAGTCCCATTCCAAGTCCCATTCCAAGTCCGTGTCCACTCGTCCTTGATAATGTTTAGGAAGTGATGGCTGCAAGAGCCTTTGCGCGTGATGAGCAATTCGCGTTCTTTGCAGTGTTGGTTGTCTTGATGTGTACTTTCTTGCCAACGGCCTTCTTGCGAGAAACCTCGACAAACTCAGAATCGGGCTCAACCTTTTCAGCCTCAACCTCGACCTTTTCGTCTACAGCCTCCACATCGGCCTTTTGATCTACAGCCTCCACATCGGCCTTTTGATCTACAGCCTCCACATCGGCCTTTTGATCTACAGCCTCAGCCTCAATCTTTTCAGCCACAGCAAAAAGATCCTTGGCTAGCTCAAACTCAGCATTGCGCTGAGCCCAGGCATTGACTGTGGGGGCATTGACTGTGGGGGCATTGACTGTGGGGGCATTGACTGTCTTGGGAACAACCTTTTTCTGCGGAGGCAGAGGAGTTGTCTTCTTCTCAATCTTGGGAGAGCCGCGCTGCTCAGCAAGAGTCTTGGGTCGCCTGTCCATAGCCAGCTTTGCAGCCATCTCCTTGGAGGCAGTTACGGCGTCGACAAAGATCTTGGTAAACTCACTTAGCGAATCCGAGTAAGCATACACGCTAGTGTAAATCTCCTTCAACAACGTCGCATAGTCTGCAAAATCAGCCGAGCTGTGCTCAGTGAAAGTTGGAACCGTGACAGTCTTTCCGTTGCGGAGCTGGGTAGCCTCTCCAGCAAACTTGCGATAGAAAGCCTTGCCCGCGACAATGTCTGCCGGATTGTACGTACGCGCTATCTTCTTGCAGAGCTCTGCGAGAAACAGGCGATGCGCCTTGATGATCAATGACATTTTGCACTCATCCAGCGTATGGTTGAGCTCGGCAAAAGAAAGATCAAACCGGAAGTCAAAGGTCTCCTTGGTGCGCTTAGCCATAAAGCCAAGAGTTGCACCAATGGTAGCACCTCCAAACTTGGGGTAAGTGATGTAATTTACCAGCTCAGCAGTCATCTCAAGGATCTTGGGATAACCAAGATTCTTCAGTCCCGCCACAATAGTGCTATGGAAAGCACCCTGGGGGGTAGAAGTTCCAGCTGTCTTCACAGAGTGCTCCATGATACGGAACTCTGTAAGAAGAGCAGCAAGGATTTCCTTGAGATTGGCATTACCAAGTTGCACCTCTCCGATATTCTCGGTGGTGTAATAGGTAGTAAAGATATTTGAAATGTTTTCCATTTTGTTTTAGATGGTCTTTTATTGATAAATTAAAGTATTTTAATGATTTAAAATTTTCAATTTTTTTATTTAATCATTATATAATGGTTAAATTTACTGAATATTATAACATTAATAATAGTATTATTATAAATATATCTTATAAAGGCAATAATTTACCTGTTATTGTAGATAAAAATGTATTTGACTTTATAGGTAAAGATTATGACTTTTATATTACTGATTCATTAGCTGTATATACTAGAATAAAGACTGATAAAGGTATGATTTGTGTATCTTTACATGAGATTGTTATGAAATATAATGAGAAGTTAAATGGATATGTAAATAGAGATGTAAATAAAGATGTAAATAAAGATGTAAATAAAGATGTAAATAAGTCAATAATTCATAAAAATCGTATTAATTTAGATAATAGATATGAAAATTTAATGTATGATACAACTGATAAGGATATAACAAAGAATTTAGAGAAAAAAGGTAGAATTATTAATTTGCAAGGTGCTGGAATTAATGCTTCTAATCTACCATCGTTTGTGTGGTATCTTAAACCTGATAATTCACATGGTGAAAGATTTATGGTAAAGTTAAATGATATTAATTGGAAGTCTCCATCATCAAAAGTCTTAAGTTTGAGATATAAATTAGAAGCAACAAAGAAGTTTTTACGTGATAAAATAAAAGTAGATTCAAGATTATTAAAAAATTTTTCATTAAATGGTGATCTAAATGAGACTGGATTTAAATTAAAAAAATCTTTTTATGATATAATTCATCAAGTAGGTGGAGGTAGATATAAAAAATATCAAATAAAAAAAAATAATTCAACTTTAAATATATTAAAGAAAGATCTAAAAGGATTGTCTATTTATGAAAAAATGTTATTATCATAATTAATAATAAAAATTCTAAAAATTTTTTATTAATTTATTTTTTTATATCGCCTGATGCACCATGTTATTGATATATGGATTGCGATTTAAATTTTGTTTAACAAATGAATCAATATTAGGATTTTCTATTGTCTTAAGTGGTGAACCAGAAAATGACATTATAAATGGTAATTTCTCATTGATTGCAATAGTTGATGGAATAATATCACGATTAATTTGTAATTTATCACACATTCTTAACATTGTAAAATCATAAGTTGGACCTTTATCATAATTTGATAATGTTGGAGCTCTACCAGTCATTTCAACTTGTTCTCTACCAACATTTATATTGGCATTTAAATAATCATCACGTACCCGTTGTGGTAGATAGGTAGAATCACCATTGGCACCACCTCTAGATCTATCTAATTTAGAATATAATTCCCTATTGGTTACATCAGGTGTAAATAAATCATAATTAATAGCATAACCTTTATCTCCATCTTGTATTTTGGCCCCGGTTCTGGCTCTATCTAATTTAGAATATAATTCCCTATTGGTTACATCTGGTGTCATTAAATCATAATTAATAGCATAGCCTTTATTTGTTTCTTGTAATTTTGCACCTGCATTAGCTCTATCAAGTTTAGAATATAATTCCCTATTGGTTACATCAGGAGTCATTAAATCATAATTAATTACATAACCTTTATCACCATCTTGTATTTTGGCACCAGTTCTTGCACGATCTAATTTAGAATATAATTCTCTATTAGTTACATCAGGAGTCATTAGATCATAATTAATAGCATAACCTCTTTCACCATCTTGTAGTTTGGCACCAGTTCTTGCACGATCTAATTTAGAATATAATTCTCTATTAGTTACATCAGGAGTCATTAGATCATAATTAATAGCATAACCTCTATCTCCATCTTGAAGTTTGGCACCAGTTCTTGCACGATCTAATTTAGAATATAATTCTCTATTAGTTACATCAGGAACTTCATTAGGATCAAAATAATGTACTTTACCCATTGTTGGTTGAATTGCTACACCATCTCTATCATATCTATCATTAATATTTCTTCTTGTTGGATCAGGTACATCATTTGGATCATAATGATGACCTTTACTAAAGGCACCTTGAATTGCAACACCATCTCTATCAAAGCGATTATGTATATCTCTTAATGTTGGGTCTGATACATCATTTGGATCATATGCAACTGTTCTACCAGTTGATGTTGTACCTGCTGGTCCAACATAATCTAATTCTTGACTTCTAAGAGTTGGATCGGGAATATATTTAACTGCATCTTCTCTATCACTCATACCTTCGACTAAAATTATATTTCTTGGTTCAGCTTGTACATAATTTTGTTTAACAGAACCTTCAAATTTTTCTCTTAATTTATCTGGTGTAACTTGTGATACTTCATTATATGCAGGACCGGATAATGTTCTATCAATTAAACCTCTATTAGTTGTTGCCAAATCTTGTTTAATAAATTCACCATAAATAGCAGGTGCAATAGCATAACCAAAATTTTTAACAAGGCGATCAGTACCCCATTCTTTAGTTCTTTCTGGCCGATTTTTATTTTGTTCACCAATTACAGGACCTCTTCCACCCCCACCACCAGTTCTAATACCAGATGTAACAATAGGTGTTGTATATGATATTTGTTGTTGTCCAACAGTTTTTATATTATCAATTGTTTTAAATTGTGGTCTATAATTATTTCCCATTGGATTTTGTTCATTATAACCAAGATTTAAACCTGATTGTTCACGTTTTTCTTGGAAAGGTTTTTCTGCTCTTTTTTCCCTACCAGGAATATAACGACACATTAAATAATCAGTTGGTAAAGGTGTGCCATAAATATTTGTTGCATTCATAATTGGATCAAATAATGGTTTTTGTTCAGTTCTTTGTTTAAAAGAAATATTATCAGCACCAGTAAAGTTTTCTAATTTTCTTTGTGATAATTCAATTGATTTATATTCTCTACCAGGATTTGTACCATAAGTTTTTCCTTTAAATTGTGGTACCATATTTATATGTGAAAAATCATTTCCAACACCTAAACTCATATTATTTTCTGGTCCATAACCTTCGCCAAAATTTGAATAACCGCCTGCAACTTGTAAAGTTCTTTCAGCTTGAGATCTATCTGTAATTGAACCTGTTTTATGTACTGCATTATATGACGATGGATTTTGATTATTACTAAATTTCATTGAGTCGTATTGATTTAAAAATGAATCATTCGCATTTCTTTTATCAATGATCTTAAATTCATTATTTATATTATCAATATTTTTATTATCAATCATATTATTAGCCCTACTTGTTAATAAAGTTGGGTCGCCCATTACAGATACTTCTGAATTAGATGATAGAGATACTTCATCTGAGAATTCGGAATCATCTGAATTTTTCCCAAAATGTTCAATATTTTTTTTATTTGTTCCAGGTCTTTTTATATTTTTATTAATAATTCCTGTTTTTTTGGGATTTCTACTTTTATTAAATCTATCTTTTGCAATTTTTTCAATTTTATCCAATCCTTGTTTAAATTGATGTGAATTATAAACATCTTTTACTTTATTACCTATTTTATGTGTTAATTGTTTTTTTTGTGGTTCTTTTAATGTTACTATATCTTTTAAAATAGAAAAACTATCAAGTAAATTCATAATATATAATGTTATATTATAAAAAAAATAAATACTTATTACTAATAAATCAAGGTTGGATATTAGGAATAGAATAAATATAATTATCCTTAGCCTCTAATATTGTATTCTTAGCAAAATCATAGAAGATATTTGCTTGTGGATCTTTTACTAAATTATAGAAACGATTAATTGGTGCTTCTTTATAATTGAAAGCAGGATGTGATAAGTGCGAATATCTTGGAAATTGATCATCATTACATTCATTTTTATTTAATAATTTAAAATCTTGTGGTCTAACTTTATTTACTTTACCATCTTTGCATTTAGATGTTTTAACTTCGCGATTTGATAAAACTGATTCAACATCAACTAATCTTTGGGACATAGCAGGTCCATCTTCAATAGTGGTGCTTACACCATATCCATTATAACTGGATCTAGGTCCATTTGTGTATAAACATGAATCACAGCGATAATTTTGAAATGGTTGTAATCTATATGTGCCAGGTGAAACACTTTCTGTTAATCTATCAGGGTAAGCACAATTATCATAAGGTAATCTTGTAGAATTGCCAATATTCATTATATAATTATAATATTATAAAAAAAATTAATTATTATAGAGAATATTTTTTTGTATATTCTCTTGCATTTGATTCAAATAATTTCTTATTTTAAAGATATTCATCGGCAATATCACTTACCAATGGATCATTTGGATTTGGATTTTCAAGTAATACAGATAAACTCAAAAGAATTGATGATAATTTTAAAGCAGACGACCATGCACTCTTTAATATATCAATACAAATGGTACCACATGATGATATATTTGGATGATATATTTTTGTTATAAATGTAATTGTGGGTGGTTTAAATGGGTAATCATCAGGTATTACAATTTTAAGTTTAAAAACACCATTTTCATATGGTGTAGCTTGAGGACCTTTAAAACATACATAATGTGGTCCCATTATATTTAAATCATTAATTTCAATCGAATGTATTGTTTCGTTATTCGTCTTATACATTTCGTGTAGATTCTTAATATCATCTAAAACACGTTTATTTGATTTCTTAAAAAGACTCATTTTTATAATTAATAATAAAAAGAAAAAATAATTTTTTAGTGATTTAAATAATCAATTTTTATATTTATTTTATATTTATTTTATATTTACTCAATTTAACATTGAATTTTATCTGGATTAATTAAGCCATTACTTTGCATACGTGAAATATTATTAAATACAATTGAGCAAACATCTCTATCAAGAATAACTGGTACAGTTGGATCAAATGTACTAACACAACCAGGTGATTTTTTACAATTAGGATTATATTTAAGAGAAGGGCATTTAGTTGCGGGTCTTGTAATATTTTTAAGATCTGATTCAACATCAACAACTTCCTTAAAATAGGGTCTCCATGCATTGTCTAATTTACATTTACCACAATTTTCATATTTACCATCATACATCATGTAAGAAAAAGGAGAAACACTTTCAGCTAAAGTTTTAGCATACGCGCAATTATCGTATCTTAATCTATTTGAACTTCCTTGTTGAGTCATTTATATATTATATTTATATTTTTTTTATAATTTATTATTATTTATTATTATTTATTATTTTATTATTATGGGTTTACTCATTTAATAATTTATTCCAGCTTTAAAACTCTTTCTATTCATTGTTCGTGTCATTTGTGGTCGATCAAAACACACGTGATCTGGATCTTGAATTGAATCATCTATATATGAAAAAAAATGTTCGACTGGATTTTCAAAACCTAATGATTTTGCTTTACTTGTTGGATTTCCATATTTTATATAATTTTCTACATTAATATTTCTTATATTTCTATCATCTTCAGTACAATTATTTAAATTAGATAAATTAAGTTTATTAAGATCTTCATAATCACTTGGTTTTATATAATCATTTGTCATGTTTATTTTTTGTTTATAATTTTTAGTTTTATCAAGAATATTATCAAGTGATGGTACATGTTCTTGATATGAATTATATTGATTATCATAAACAACTTGATTATATTGAATATGAGAGGGTACATTCGCATTTAACGGCTCTTTTACATTAGTTGGTGATTCTTTATTTAATATGTATGGATTAGAATAAGTTTGATAACGAGTATTTATATTAATTCTTGAATTTTCTGGTTGTTTAGATTTTATTTGTTGATTATCTGGACAATCAAAATTAGTAATAAAATCATCATAATTTCTACTTAAATTTGAAATATTATCACGTGCAACATTTGCATTTTTATCTGTATCATATTTTTTTTTTAATCTTTGAAATCTATGATCATTCATTAATTCTTCTGATGCAAATTTTTGTTTTTCTTTTGGAATTTCTACATATTCACAAAATAATTGGGATTCTAGATTTTTTGATGCAATTGCACCTGTTTTAATATATTCATTTATTATTTTAATATCATAATTAGTGATTTGATATGATTTTTCAAGTAATTGGTTATCATCTTCTATATTATTTTTTTTGTTAAATTTTTTTCGTAAATAATATTCAGCAAGTCTAGGATCAATACGTTGAAACTGTTGAAATTGTGACGAGTCCATTTTTCAATTATATTATAAAATATAATAAGATTTAAAATAATGATAATAAACTATAATTAATATGAATAAGTTAGATTCTATTGATTTAGTATTAAAAGAAAAAATTGAATCAGCTGACTTTACACCTGAAACATTGGCATGGACATTAATAACAGATGATTCGTGTGATAAAATATTAAATGGAAAATTAATTTTTTTTAATAATGTAGAGGGGTTAACACCTGAAGAACAAATAGAAAATAAATTTCAGATTTTATTAACAGTATATTTTGAGTTAATATTTGGTTGGTATAAATTATTACATTTAATGAAAGATGAAATGGATGAAACAAATACTGAATTTAAACCAGATTTATCATCAATAACTTTAGATGATTTAACTAAAGAATTTTTAGAAAAATTCAAAATTTTAGGTTATATTTTATTTGTTAAAGAATTAATAAATGATGAAAATTATGAATATGAAAGAGAAATATCTTATTGTAGAATTTTATTAAGAGATTTGCCATTAGATTCTAATTATTTTTATTTAAAACGATATCAATTAGATCCAGAAAAAAGATATACATTTGTACGTAATGGTAATTTTATTTTAAAAACATCTATTAAAAAATATACAGCTCTTGTAAAGTTACCGACTAAATCATTTAAGATTTATTTTGACTCGTGCGACTAGTCTCCCTAATAGCATTTTTGCTTGCATATTTAACAATAAAATATAAAATTATCCATGGTATAATCGTACATATAATACATAATGATGAATAACCGATAATAACACCAACTCCCACGTCTTTCATATCATAATGTTCTTTTCTAAAAAAATTAGTATATGTATAATAACCAATTAAAACAAGTACAACTATTATTAAAAATGATTGTATTTGATTTTTTTTCATAAATTGATGAACTTTATTAATTTG